ACCGCGAGAGCGTTCACGTCGGCGATCCCGTTGATGGCCGCGACGAGCTGCTTTTGCGCGAGGTTCGTCCCTGCATCAGCCGAGAAAACGAACGACAGGGGTAAACCGATATACGCCCACGTATTCAGTAGGGGTGCGTCGTTCGCTGCAAGGATTGTGTATGCCATGTCGTCCTCCGGGATTGGGGTTACACCGCCGCCAGAGAAGGCGGACAGGTTCGGGATAGCGCCGGCGTAGTCCTCAGACGCGCCAACGAACTTGGAGCCCTTCTTCCGGGCCAGATAATCGCGGACCGTTCCAAGTCCGAGGTACGGTGCCCACTCGACGGTGAGCGTCGCGGTCGCCCAGAAGACGAGAGCGTCGAGACCTTGGCCCGACACGACCATGCCGACATGGCCCGCGGGAACGCCCGACAGTGAGATCCAGACGAAACGCCCCGGCATGATGTCGTTGACGTTCACCGGTTCGAACACGGCCGAGTTCGCCATGACATACATGGCGGTGGTGATGTTGCCTTTGGGTCCCCAGTTCTTCGTGAACGAAGCATTGAAGTCCCACATGCACCGGGCGCACCCATCCAGCCAGGACGTGTGTGTCGGTGTTTCAGGATTCGCGAGCGCCCACGCGTGGGCGGCATCTTCAAGGGTGGGCATGTCGCCGCCTTCGGGGTCAGATCGGCTGTAGCATTGAAGGATGGACCGGAAATCGGAAGCTCTTGCCCCACTTGTGGTGACAGCGCAGATGATGGCCGCTCGGCCCGCAAACATCCGGTACGCCCGTAAATCCGGGGCTAAGTGGGCTGAAATTGCGGATGCGCTCGGAATGTCTCAGTCGCAGGTGATTGAACTGTCGAAGAAATAGTTCCGGAAATCGGAACAAAGTCAGTCGATTGGGTGTACAGTTCTGTTCATGGACGAACTCACCGAGTACCCGCAGAACGCAGTAGTCAAGCGCACCCACCGTGGACTCAAAATCACGCTCGGGTCGATCGCCGCTGTCGCGGTCATCGTTGCTGGTGTGTTCATCGCCGCGCCGATGATCGCCACCGCGCAGCAGACCGCGCACATCGCAGCGTTGGCGAAAGCGCAAGCCGACGTTCCTGCCGCACCGTTGGGGGATGCGACCACCGCTGACGAGCAGACCACCCTCGACCAGTCAGATGCGGATGGTGCTCAAGCGATCGTCACCGAGCAGCGGGTCGAGGCCGCAGCGGCCGCCGAACTCGCCGCACAGCAGGCCGCTGCGGCACAAGCCGCTGTGCAGGCAGCCGAAGCAGCCAAGGACCACCACACCGCTTCGACGAACGATCAGGGTCTTCCCGCTGGCGCTGTTCCGCCCGATGTTCCCGGAACGGACGAACCGGACTCCACAGCATGCGCGTCAAGCGCTCTGACATGGAACGGCACGGAGTCCGTCTGCGACTAAAGTCCAGCCGCTCTCAGTCGGCGCTCGTGATCTTGCACGAGTGGAATTAACGCTAGGGCCAGTCGTTCGTATTTGATACCGAGCGGTTTGCCTTCCTCGTCGTAATCAACGAGCCAGTAAAGCCCGAGCGCCTCTACGTCCTCGGCCATTACGCCCCACTCGAGTGCGGCAGCATCCCCGAGCTCTTCCACAGCGGCTTTGTACCGGAACGTGAAGACTTCCAGCGCGAGGGCTGCCTCCTTCACATCGGGAGCGGTCTCGATTTCCTGCTTGAATTGCCGAGACGAGGGAACGTACCCCATTGCGCCCGAAACGTTGATGTACTGGATTTTGTACGCGCCCGTGCTCACCAGGTTGTTATAGACGCCGGTGCTGTTGACACCCCCGGGGAAGTTGCCTGTGTTGCCGTTCACACTTCCCGTGGCGTTGACGTTACCGCCGGCGTCAACGTCCGTGCCGGCTGTGACGGTGGTCCCAGCGGTGACTGTCGTACCAGCACTGACGGCGCCGGCCGAACTCAGCGTCCCGGGGACGCTGATGGAGCCGGTGACAACAAGGGAGCCGTCAACTTTCAGGGTGCCACCGTTGCCGATCTCCGAAGCGCCGAGGGTGCGGGCTGCAGCGTTCTCACGGACGGTGCGTTTGATGTCCGCGAGGTCACGGTTGACCCAGTCGCGTCCCTTCGGGCGTTGCTTCCCCGGGTTGGTCATACCGAACCCCCTGCGATGATCGGTGTGACGGTGGGGGTGGCGGACAACTGCAGATCCCAGCCGATCGCCCGGGACACACCGGTGAAGCCGCCAGGGAAACCGGGAACGGTGTCGTGACCGTTGGCGTCGAGACCACCGATCTGGAATCCGATGTCGTCACCCAGATTCCAGTCAACACCGAGTTTCGGTGCACTGTTGAGGTCGGCGACCATCGCTATTGTTTCGGTTCCTCCGGTGAGTTGCGCAAGCTCACCCATCGCGAAGGAGTTCAGTGTCGGGATGTCGGTGGTGGTTGTTGCGGGGCTGACACGCCATTCGAACCGGGGACGCAGAGGGTCGGTGACGGATTGGTGTGCGGACTGAGGGCGGGTGGCTCCCTGCCCGGACGAGGTCGCCATCACATCCGTTGCGCCTTTACCGGAGGTGTAGTCGGTGAGGTTGGAGAACGCTGTCAGACAGCCGGGCATGTCGAAGGTGGCGTTTGGGGAAAGCCCGGGGGTGGCGGCTGCGCCGAGCCGGTCGCCGATGTAGAAGACGGGGGTGATGCGTTCCGGGTTGTGCTGCCACTCCCACCCGATGGTCCACTCAGGGCCACCCTGCAGAGCGGCGATGGCTTGCACGACGGAGTAGATGGTTTTGTCGTCGGTGTCCAAGTAGGCGAGGGTGCGTGCTGTCCCGGAACCGGCACCGTTGACGTATTGGACACGGATCGGAATACCAGCACCGACAATGTATTTCGTGATCAGGTAGGAAACAATGTCGTTCTGACCCATGGCTGTGAACGTTTCATTGCCGATGTACAGCCGGTCAAGGTACCCCTCGAGGGTGACGAGTGAGAGGGCGACTTCGTCGGATTCGCTGGGGTCGGAGCTGATCACCATGCCGCCCCAGACGGGCAGGTTGTCTTGCAGCAGGATCAGGTTCGCGGCGCCGGGGAGGACGGCGCGCTGCCAGTTCACCGGCGCTGTCGGTAACGGCAGGTACGCGGCGAGGGTGTCGTATTGGCCCATCGTTGACTGCAGGGTGAGATCCTCACCGTTCTCGCAGTTCAGGTCGGGGAGGTCGGCGAGAACATTGCCGGTGAGGACTTCCACAGCCACCCAGGACAGGACGGGCATTTACCAGCCGATCGCGGTGAAGTAGTACACGACGGTCTGCCCGGATGCGGTGCCCGGTACGACAGCCTGGAACAGTGCAGTGGTGAGCGAGTCGCTGTTCAGCACCGGAGCCACCGATGAGCCGTTGCCCGCGGTGAGTTGCAGCGACGCGACACCGTTCGGGAACGCGAAGGGAAATGTGAAGTTCGGGAGAACACCGGACGCACCGGTCACTGCGGACACGCGACCTGTCTGGATAATCGGCTGTGCGGTTGCGGGCATCGCCGATGTTTTGCCACTCGCCGCCTGGATGAGCGGTGCGACCTTCCACCATGCCGGCGTGGATGCTGCCGCATTCCACCAGTACAGGCCGTTGTTCGTCGCCACGGGATCGGCGATGACCTCAGCCATCATCCCCGGCAACCCCACAGTTGGCAGCAGCGCGTAAGTGGCGCAGGGAAGGACACCGCCCGCCGCAACCGAATACGACGGTGTCCAGTTGACCGTGGGTGACCCGCCACCGGAGGCGGGGACGTTGATGGTGCACAGCCGGAACGACCGTGCCGTAAGCGCAGGTGCGGTTGCGGTACCCACCGCGTAAACGATCGCGATACCGGGGGTTGAGGTGCCATCCGACTGGGATGGGTCGGAAACTTGCACATCGAGAGCGTCAATCCGTGCCGTACCACCAGCAGCCGTCATCGAACCCGTCTGGGCGGTGTCGAACGAGAACGGGTACGGCCCAGCGATCGCCGCTGCTTCCCCATCAATCACACCCGAGAACGGGTTCACCGTCCATGTCGTCGTCGTCGCAGTGACAGTCGTCGACGGTGTACCAGGTCGCACACCGGAAAGAGCACCCAAAGGTCGCGTGGAGGCACCCATCTGGAAACCGATGCCGAAGAACTGACGCAACGCCTGCCCAACGAACGAGGGCGCACCTGCGACAGCATCAACCCAACCCAGACGAGCAGCCATAAGAGTCTCCTATTTCCAAGCCGGTGTGGCTGTGACGGTGAGCTGCGACGCAGCATTGAAAGCGGACGCGGCGAACGCCCACACGTTCACGCCAGGGTCGAACTGTGACCAACCCCGCGACGTGATGTAGCTCGAGCGGGATGCTTGGTCGTTGCCCAACGCGGTCCGCTTATCCATGTCGATCGTCAACCACTCACCCACCCCCAGTGAGAGCGAGCTCGAGAACACCAGTGAGGAACCGACAGCACCCGAATGGGTGATCACAGGTCCGGTGCAGGGTCCGTCGATCCGCAGTTTGACGGGTCCTTCTTCGTTGCCGGGGTTGGTCAACGTGACCTGCCCGGAAACGATGGTGGAAGTGATCGCGAACGGCACCGTGATCGGCAGGACAAGACCACCCGTCGACGCCGGCAGCAAGGTCACACCAGTGAGCGGTGTGCCAAGTTTCCGGGGGTCTACAGCGACCACCTGAATCGAGAAAGCAGCGATCAGGTTGGTGATCTTCGGGGTGAGCGTCTCACCCTGCTTACGGACCGTCGTCGACCGAGTGAAACCATTCTCAGTAACGCTCAGCACGAATCCAGCGTTCGTGACAGCCGTCAACAGGTTATCGATCGAGGAATTCAGCAACGATGGCGACGGCGCGGTTATGGTCCCAGCGATCGTCATCGTGCGAAACACATTGAACGCGTCCCCAGCCCACGCACCCGACTGTCGCGGTTTCTGCGTTGGCGACAGGGTCGAAGCGGGCTCACCCCATCCGGTGAAACCATCGGGGTTGACTCTCCAAAGAACACCGTTGCCATCAACGGAGTTGAGCGTAAGCAGACCGCCAAGAGAAATGGTGGTACTGCCGCTGATTGTCACCTAAGCCCCCAATAGCGAAAGACGACGAATACCGTCCTGGACAGCGGCTTGCGGGTCCGACTGCGTGATGATCTGCCAGTGATGGTGAACCTGCTTCCCGCTAACAGATGAAAGCGCAGCAGCCGGATTCGCATTGAATGCTTTGAGAAAGGGTCGAGCTTGACCAGCCGAGGAAGCCTTGATGACTTCCTCCCCGCGCGAAAGACGCACAAGATTGGAATCGGAGGTCGAAGACCCAGCACCACCGACCGTTCCACCGGCCGCATGCGCTTCAACCCCGTTCGCCCACTTGATCGTGAGAGCCCCAGTAGACGCATCGACATGCACCGTCTTAGTCGTCTCAAGTGCATCGAATTGGGCTTGAAGTGCTGCGACCTTCGCTGCGGCAGCGGACGTGTCCGCGTCCAGCTTCGTCGGCGGGACTTTCAGATTCGCGACGTCATAAAGCTGGTTTATGTATGCCTGAACTCCAGCAGTGAGATCCCCTTGTGCTTGCAGCTGGTTTTCGAGCGCAGTTTTCGAAGCCTCGTACGAGGCAACCGCATCTTTCGATGAACCTGTCTGTTTGCCGATCGCTTCTGCTGCTGCCTGCGCAGCGGATACCTGCGACTCAAGCGCCTGCTGGTTGGCAACAGCCGCTGCCGTCGTGCCATCGATGACCTTGCCATTTTGCTTAAACGAGTCTGACAGGGCGTTGTTCGCAGCAGCGACACCGGTCTGCGCTTGGGCGACATCAAGCGACCCGCCATTGAGGAGAGTGAAAGCATTGGTGAGGAGCGTGGCCGCATCGTTCTCGAGTTGCAATTGCAGGGTCGTCGCGGCCGCCTGCGCTGCTGTCTTCTGGTTCGCGGTCACCGCGCCTTCGTAGGCAGAAACCGATGTGCCGTACTGCTGCGCCAGATCATCCTGCGCTTGCAGTTGCTCGCGAGTACTGATTGTTGCGCCGCCCTGTGCGCGCTGCAAATCGTTGTACGCCTTGATGGCTGCCTGAATGGCGGTGGCGTTGTCCTCGATCGCATCCTTGGCCGCGTGATACGCCACAGACGCATCTGCTTGCGCCCCGATTCCGAGCATGTCGCTGTTAGTAGCGCTTTTGGATGCCTTGTCATGAGCTTCTAAAGCGTTCGCGCCCGCAAGAATCTGCGCATTGACTTGCTTACGTGCTGCGGCATCGCCCAGGGCCGCGTCGACAGCTTTGTTCGTTGCAACTCCGAGCTTGTCAAGAATCGCGAGTGAGCCACTGTCCTGCAGATTCTTAGCGAGCTGGAGTTTGACATTCTGCCCGATGACGCCATTGTCTGCTTCTACCGCTGACGCGTAGCTTGCGACTGCGTTTGTAGCGGATTCCGTTGTGGCGAGGGATACGCCGAGAATTGCGACCAATGCCGAGACTCCGGCGATCACGAGACCGATCGGACCGAGAGAGGCTTGTTCTGCCACACCAAGTCCTGTGACGGCTTCGGTAACTGTCTGGATCAAGGGTGTGATCGACCCGAATAGTTTGAATGCCGTGTATCCGGCAGTAGCACCCGCAACTACGATTGCGAATCCGGGACCGAAACCGGAAAGGAAATCGAGGACGTTCGCGATGATGTTCAGGAACTGCACCATCGCCGTCCCCGCGGGAGCTAATGCTTCGACAATGTTCAATGCCGAGGTAGCGAGATTTCCGAGCAGGGAAGCGACCTGAGGCAGCGATCGCTCTGCATATGCGGCGAACTTTTGCAGACCGCCATCCGAAGTCCACTTCTCGAACCCGAGCGCCAAAGCACCGACGTACATACCTGCCTGCACGAACAAAGGGTTCAGCACCCGAAGCGACGCAACGGCGCCTGTGAGGGCGGCGTTACCAGTTCCGCCGAGGATGCCGGCGAACGCACTGACCTCGGAGTTCAGTTGTGGCATTGCGCCTTGCAGGGTTGCGAGTGCCCAGTTGAATGAGCCGAGCATCTTCGTGGCCGCAGTCTGCGAGAGCTCGTCAAGATCGCTTTTGAGCGCCTGAACACCAGCCGAGTATTCGCGACCTGTCTCCGTGCCCTCAGCCATAGCGTTCTTGATTCCGAGCACTGCAAGGACACCAACGACACCCATGCTGAGAAGACCGCCCCCGACTGCGGCAGAGTATGCAGCGAGTGGCCCTAGAAGCGGGATTAGCGCAGCGACAGCGGCCACAATTGCGCTGATGCGCTTGAAGCCTTCGTTTTTGATGTCGTTTCCACGGTTTTCTTCTTCATCTTCGACGCCTTCGCTAGCTGCGAGCGCATCGGTGACGGCAAGTAGTTTCATGCGCGCCGCCGCCAACGAATCGTCGGCGGCAATCGCTTTCTCCGCAGCAGCATCAGAACGTTCGGTTGCCTGCTGTAGTGCGAACTCAGCGGCTGCGACCTGATAATCGGTGCGACCGCGCGCATTCTGTACGTCGTTGAGTCGCATCTGCGCGAGAATTGCCCGCTGCGTTGCCGCATCCGACGCCGCATTTGTGGCCTGCAGTTTCTTCTCGGCAGCATTAACCGATTCGAGAGCTGCGATTGCGTCCGCGACAGACGCTTTGACCTTGATGGTGGGGTCGAGCGCTTCAAACTCCTTTGCTCGCGCCTCAGCAGCGTCAAGCCGTGTGTTGAGGTCTGAGTCGTCGAGTTTTAACTGCCCGACGATGGAACCGACTGTGGTGGGACCATCAGCCATTGGGCACCTCCGGTTCATCGTCTGAGAAGTAATGGGCGAGCGGAGTGTCCGTGGCGAGGAACATGCGGATGCGTGCGCTGAACCAGCGCCAGGTCACAGAAGGCCAGATCGGCTCAAGATCGACGCCAAGTATCTGGTGGAAGCAGTACTCGACCAGCGACCACTGTTCGGCAATCTGCGCCCAAGAGACCGAGGGGCCAGCTTTGCCTGCTAACTCTTTTGGGAGGTTGTAGCCTTCGTAGAACCCTGTGACGGGATCTTTTTCGCCCCACCCGTACTGCTCGAGCGCCGCGAGGCCCGATTCAGGTTCTTGCTCACGTAGGACGTCAGTGCTTTTGGGTCGCCGTTCGTCTCCCACATGATCTCTGCCGCCGCACGTCCTGACTTGAACTCAGCGAGAGCGGTGATCGCGGCGCGGGAAACTGCTGTTTCGGGTACGTTATCGGCAAGCATTTCGTCATACGCCGAGCCGAGAAACACACGCTTGAATTCGTCATCTGACCATGTCTCCTCGGCGCCGCTTTTGAGCACACCGGAAAACCGGAGCCCATCAGCTGCCCCAAGCGGGGGGATTGTGTAGTTCTTGCCGTTTATCGGCAAAACGAGAGGGTCAGCGAAAACGGCGAAGTCTTTGAACGGCATCGTGGGGATTCTTTTCTTCGGGGATCTTTTGGGGATGGACCCGGCCCGCGCTGATCCCCATCACGCGCGGGCCGGGAGTTGGTTACTACGTGGTGCGGGTGTAGTTGAATGCTGTGGATGCGCCAGTCGCGTTCGTGACAATGACCGGGGTCGTTCCTGCGGCGCCAGCCGGAAGAACGGCAATGATCTGGTTGTCGTTGATGAACGAGAACGAGGTGGCGTTCGTGCCGTTGAATTTCACACCCGTGGTTGCGACCACGCCTGTGAAGAACGAGCCGAAGATCGTGACGGCACCGCCAGCACCGATGCCGGAGGGGGTAATCGATGTGATGACAGGCACCACTGCGACGCTGTACGGGTTGGTGATCGAGGCGAAGGTGCCGTCAGCGGTGAAGGTGACGGTGATTTCTTCGACGTCCGCGACACCTGTTTTGGAAGGCTCCCACTCCACGAGGCCATACCCGCCGTAAGCATCTGCGGCGCCGTTCTTGTCGAACCAGCGGAAGTAAATACGTGCTGATGCGCCGAACTGGAAGCGAGTCGCCCGGATCAGCTCCTGACCTGGGTCGTACACGCCGCCGTTCACGGGGCGAAGGAATTTGGCGACAATCTTCGGGCCGATCATCGTCTTCTCGAACGCGTTTACACCGTTGGTGTCGTACGTGTCCGCGCCGACGATAGTCGGGTTCTCGGAAGGGTTCAGGTCATCGACGCCCTTGACGTTCAGCCAAGTTGCATTGTCGACAGATACCTGCAGTTGGTACTTGCGGGCGAGTGCCACGGTCATGATTGCCTCCTCAGGCGTTGGGGCATGGTGATGAGCCCCAAACCACGGAGGGTGTGGGGTTTTGGACGCATCCGGTTAGATGCGGTCTGTGGAGGGGATCATGATGGGCGAGAGGTTGTCGCCGGGAAACCGCAGTCGAGGTAGTACTTGTCGACGCGTTCTATTCGAGTTGACTGGTCTTGACCCATGGGGATGACGTTGTTTCGGTTCATCTGTTCCACAGTGACTGAGCCGAGCACGAGACTGACGGAACCGTGAAACAGGGAGAAGAAACTGTCGGCTAGGTCATCAACGTCGAGGTTGTTATTCGGTGCGCCACGGAA